ATCGTCTTCCATACCAAGATCAGGATAAGCACTCTGCTTTGAATAAAAATCATAAAACCTTCCTGAACTATCGTTTTCAATAAACTTTCGCGGACTAAAGTTATTTATTAATCTTATTGTGGCTGTTGTTCCGTTTGTCGATACACTATATATTATTTTTTTATAGTTTTCTGAAATATTTTCATTTGATGAATTTTTTAAATCATAAAGATAAAGAATCGACCCTTCTGGATATTTTTCCCGCAAAGTCGCTAAAGAGTCTGAAGTTGTTATGGTTATACAATTATACAAAGAATTTGTGTCATCGTAGATTTTCGAAAACGTAAATTCCTGATAAGGAAATCTTGTTTCAGTTTCATTTTTTACTAATACGTTGCAGAACTTGGAGATAGAATAAAAATTCCATTTATCTATATCATTTTCACTCAATGATCCCCTTGCTAAACCATATCTCGTATTTGAACAAAGATCATAAAAAATCCACGCCGGATCATCTGTCCACTTTAAAGTTCTTGAAAAATTACCTGACCAATCACCATCATATTCTCTTATATCGGCATCATAATTATCCGGCACTTTCATTTTTAATAATTTACAATCGTAAGCTCTACTAGGAATAGAAGATGAAAATTTTGAATTTATTACATTTACTACATTAGCTATATAAGGATAAGAAAATATATTATCAACATATTCTATAACAGAATCCAAAGACATATTTCTTGACGTATTATCACTAGCAGACAAAAATGGATTCGTGCTAAAAACAAATAAAGTTATTTCTGGAAACGGCACTTCTTCAAAATCTGATTTATCAAGTATTATTTCGTATTGAAGGATAAAAGGAGATCCTTTTACTAGAAGCTGATATATTCCATGATAATAACTGAATTTATTAGTGCTTGAATTAAAAGCCCCAACGCATATCCGAGTGGAAGAGGAAGATATGCCATCTGTATCGCTTAAATAAAGATCACTAATAGATACATTAACTCTAAATCTAGAAGCGTATTTATTTCTTACTTTGTGAGATAAAGTTGAATAGTTTTGTCTTATATTTTCTAAATTAGGATTTTTTTCTTGAATCTCGCTTAAAGAAAGATTAAAATTAACAAAATTATCAGAACCACGCCCAGGTTGATATGTTACCCCTTTTGGTAAATCATAAATTTTTTGACGGTATTCATAAACCGTTGAAGCAGTATGATTTTTTTTATTATATTCGTTTCCCAAATCAACATCAAAATTTGAATTTGGAACATTGAATTTTTTACTTTTTTTATCTTTTATAGGCAAATCATTATAACGAATTCCATAACCAAGATTACTTTGATCATTATTAGTTGTGTTGATAAAATTTATAGAATTTCCCTTTTCATCGCACAATCCTTCTATCGGACCTTCTGATAAAACGTCTTGTAAAATAGTTTTACTTACAACTTCTGGAGTATCATTATTTTTTCTATTGCTTTGTGCGTTATTCCAATAACTGCTATCTGCATATAAAACTTGCGATAAAAGTGATATCGTCATATAAAAACTATTTAATATACTGTAGATAAATTATATTTATTATTATCAGTAGCTCCATACTGAAAAATAACATCATTACCTATAACAATACTCCCAAGTCTTAAACGACCATAACCAAAAGGAATAGCCACCCCTCTTGAAACAACGTTTTCATATCCAGAAAATAAACTTGAAACATTTTTTCTATCTTGTGGGGCTTTTGGAGTCAATAATTTAGTTACCAAATAACTCACAGCTGTTGAAACCAGTATTACTACTATTGCTAGTATGATACTCCCAAAATCCGATCCACTAATCACCGGAACAACTTCTATCTTTGAATTCTTTTTTAAAATTGGAGAATTAAGATATTCGCGAGCAATTAATTTATCATCAACATAAATCAAAAAATGAGAACTTATATCAGAAATAGATATTAGACTATTAACAAATCTATTTGTGTTCGCCTCGATTGCTCGAAAAGCCTCTAAAACTGTTTTAACGTTCAGTTTCCAATCTGTTTTTATGTATTTTTCAAATAGACCATGTAATTTTATATTAACCATATTTATCTTTACACTTCAAAAATATTGAAGCTCCCAGACTTTACATTATATATTATCATATTCAAGTTATGATATTTCGAATAAAAAATATCAGCTTCAGAAAAAGAATCGTTATTCAGATGAGAATGAAAAAGAAATAATATCTGACCATTTAATTTTGCTTGTAAATAATCTTTTGGCGATATCAAAAAATTGTTAATTTTGTCTGGATGCATATTCGTGCACGGAAAAAATATTATTTTTTCATCATTTGTTTTTACAATAAAACCACAAGATTCTTCTTGTGGATTAACTAAACAATATTGTATTATTTCATCTTTAAGAAATTGATTTATCATTTGGATAACTGAATGTTCCCTGAAATCCTCCAAAAGGTAACGCGCCATTAGGAAGTTGAGACACGCTGCTTTGCGTCGTGAAATCTTTAAATCTTAATAAACATCCTTGAAGATTTTTTGAACATTTATCTTCTTTCCACACATCCGTATTTTGTTCTGGATATTTATTTAAAACATTATCTTCTATACAAACAAAGAATTTTTTCGAAGAGGTTTCTGTTTTATAAATAGAATTTTCTTCTTCTGCGTCAAAAGATTGATTGTCTTCAATATAAACAAATTCGCCTTTCGCGTAAGTAGTTGTTGGCGACCACGCGCCTTTAAAACTTAACGAAATTAAATTATAAGAATTTTTGCTTATATCCGAATGATACCCAGAAAGAAAAACTTTATTGTTTTCATCTGCAATTGGAACACCTAAATTGGGAAATCCTCCCCATGTTAAATCAAAAAATGTAGAAGCAAAAGCTTGAGTAGTTCCAATTTTTAATAATGGTCCTGCGTAATCCGGCGTACTACCATAATTGCATCCAAAACATCTATATTTCCAAGCGCATGTATCATTAGTTACTTTTCTAAAAGGCATTGACACGTTTTCTAGATCTATTTTTGAAGATAATTCTATTTCTACAAATTCTTTTGAATCTGATTTCTTGATATGAATTATAAAAACATCTTTCGATATATAAGTATTATAACTCGAATAACCGAATGGATTAATTCCATTTGTAAAATTAGAAGAATCAAGATCTTTTCCAAGCACTTTTTTACGAATAAACTTTTTTCCAATTAAATTATTTCTATCAACAAAAACTTTAGACATAAAATTATTTATATTTGCAATTTTAACAGACGGTCGCGCTTGTCTTCCATCAATATTTTTCTCAGAACCTGAAATTTCACACGGTATAAAAAGATATTCTTTTCCCTGAAAAAAAATATTAGATGAAAAATTTTTTGATCCATGAAAACGCAAATAGCCTTCGCTACCATCAAGCTGTATCTCAAAAAGATCTAAAACAACTTCGTTACTTAGTTTATAAATCGTATTCATTATATTCTACCAGCTATATTAAATAAATTAGGGAGCTTTATTCTATTTCGACTTAATTTATAAGGAAACTCGTCGAATCCAGTAACGAGTTTAAAATATTCTTTTGCTAAAAAATTATTAACAGTTGTTTTTTCGCTATTTGATAAACTTCTATTGTAAAATAAAATATCAAAAACTGTGAAACTCCTTTTATCACATATCAATTGAAAAACAGTATTTTTTAAATCTTCTATCAATACATAAGTATTATCAGAAAAATCAAAATTTGAAACTTCTTGACCATTTACAAGTACGCTATATTTTTTTCCTATTCTTCTTATATTTATGAATAAAGGGACTTTTTGATTTGTCGTTGTAGAATTATATAGGACAGATCCAACATTATATGAGTTTCTAAAAACAAAATCCCTACAATTTTGTTTCATAGATTGATACTTTGTGCTATCAAAATCATTTATTGAGTTATTCAAAAGAGGGCTAAAAAAACAAGAAAAATTTATCGGTATTATTTCATCATTATTTGAACCATTAGGATAAAATTCTGAATTTGGTGTGTCGTAATTAGGATAATCTATAATGTTGCTATAAAAAAATTCATTTAATTGCTGTATTTGTGTTCTGTTTTTATATAAATAACGCGTTTTAAAATTATTTGAAGCGGTTTTTTGCGCGTCACTATACCAATTAAAAATTTTATTCAATCCATTTTCTGGACTAAGATCTTCAATAGCTAATACAAAAAACAAATCAAAATCATTTACAATAACAGATGCTGAACTAAAAGCTATAGACATTTCATCGGAAGATGAAAATTTTAATCCAGTATATATTAATGATGTGTCAATAGAAGGTTGTTTAGCTACTGTTGCTTGTGTTAATGTTAAACTTGCATAACTAGCGTCTGAAGACCAAGAAGATACACTGCTTATATCTGAACTTTTAAATCTAAAATAAGGAGTCGGCGGCAAAACGTAAGATTCCATGCTTAAATAAATTTCCGCATCTGAATTTTTCTGGAAAATTTTTCCAGCAGAATTATTTTTAGTTCTATTATTGTTATTTGGCTCAATATTAGACATGGATAATGGATAGTCCAGTATTTGTTTTAATAACCATCCTATTGAACCATCTTGACCAAAAGATTTATTTGTTGGTGTTTTAAAACCAAAGTATTTAGTTGTTACATCTGACAAATAACGAATACTTTTATTACCTCCTCCTCCTGATAAAATAGAACAAGAAGGTTTTGTGTATATATTTATAATAAAATCTGTATAATTAGAACCATTAATTTTTGAACAAGGTTTTAAATTAAAAACATCACCGCCAGAATTTGCGTCGGAGTTATTATGAAACGGCGGCAAATAAGGATAACGGTTTTTTGGCGACTCTTGATCATCTCCGTGTTTTGCTTCAAACGTCACATTCTCTCCAAAATAAAAACTAATAACTTTCCCCGCTGCACCTCCAGAATAATTATTCAATACACCTTCTAAAGATAACGGAAATTTCGTTCTTGACGAAGACGTAAATTTAGAACTATATTCAAAATATATTTCAATTCCTGTATAAAGAGAAAAATCGTTGGTATTAACTTTTGTTAATATTTTTTCGTATAAATCAAAATCTACATATTCTCCTTCTTCAATTTCTAAAGTTAAAACTTTTCCATAAACATTTATATTAGGAATAGTTGTGGTATTTCCATTTATAACTTGTTGATTAAGAGAATAACCTTGTAATATACCTGTAGAATAAACACTGACGCCAGAGTTTCCATTCGACAATGTATACATTCTTGCATAATAATCTCTTCCAGAGCCAGATGAATCTTCTATTTCGAAACTATCTGCAACTTTATAATTTAATAAATCATTTCCAAAACCATTAACTGTAGAAAATCTTGGTGTTTCTGAAGTATTTACTGGAACAGAAATTCTATATCCAGTAGAAGAAGTAAAAGAAGTGTTGTTTGCAATCTCTAAAACATAACCTGTAATAAAATAATTATTTAAGTTTTGACCAGTTAATCCGCTCGGCGGAAGCCAATAAAAATCAAAAAAACCATTTCTAGAATAAGAATTTTCATTTTTTTCTCTTATTACGTAATTATGCAAAGATCTAACATTTCCTCCTGTTATATTTGTTTTTCTTTCGCCTGTTAAATTTATTGTTATGTTTCCAGAAGGATCTGTGGTATTATTTTCTTGCGATTTTCCTAAAATTTGCAAAGAAAAAGTATCTTGAGCTTCTGAAGCTGTTATAGTAGGAATATAATTTATATTTAATATTTGTGAACTATTAGGATCTAAAGAAAAACTATTGCTTGAAACAGTAAAAATACTTGAACTTGTATTTGTTACTGAATAAGAAATAGGATAATTTCCACTATTATATATTGTAATAGGACAGTTTATTCCAAAACCCGTTAAACATTGGCCAATATTTTTACCTGTATTGTTTACATAACTCATAATTGAACTATTGTATTAAAATACACATCATTTGTTGGCGGATTTTTAAATTCTAATAATTTCACTGTTATATCGTGACAGTTTTTATATTTGTATGTGTGCTGCCACTCTGGACAATAAACATCTATCTTTTTATTATACGGTTGTGGTAAATCTATTTCAAAAATTTGAAAACCGAGTTTTGAATCGAGATATTTAAGAATAGCAGATGTTTCTTTATCTGATCTGTTAGAAAACGAAAAAGAAATTTCTAAAATATTTTTATTTATACCGTCTTGCTCAAAAACTGGCGCACTTGACTCAAGTTCATTTATCAAATATCTAGGAGAAGAAGGTATAGAATAATCTAAATCAGGACTAAAATAAAATTTTTGAGTAAAAAGAGAATTATCTCCAGTGGGATATTCGTTTTGTCCTTTCAATGTTGTATTGTTATTTCCAGTAAACCAATAATAACCATAATCAGCAACATAAACAACATCGTCTTTATTGAATGTTAATTTACTTACATCAAAATTTTTAAAAGTATTTTCTTCTGAAACAAATACGCCTTTATAATTCAACGATGAATCATAAGGACATCTACACTTTATTGTAACATTATTTAAATCTGGTTCAGGGCTCTGATGGTCAATTGATTGAAAATAAACTTTTGAATTATTTTTATACGGAAAAAATAGATCTATATCTACCGATTTATAAGAATCGTATATAAGAACAGGATCGCGCTCAAATGTGCTTTGAAAAAATCCAATCAAACTATTTGCTTGTTTATCCGTTAAACCTTGATAACTGATATCAAACTCTCCAACAAGAGCGTTTATATTGGATATGATATTTGAGTAATATCCATCTCCATAATTTGTTTTTTTAGCTTTTAAAGAAAATCTCGCCGAACATCCGTATGTTTTTTTAAATAAACTATCAGGATCTTGATCGAGAAACTGGCTTCCAACAATATTTATTGGCGAATATCTATAATCAAAAGATGAAAAATTATTTTTTGCTATATAAATTCCATCTTCATTCGTGAAATTTTTCAAAAACAAATATTTTTCAATTCCTAAAATTTCTTCATCACTGGGCACTTTCGAATAACCTAAAATTTCAAAATAACAAATATTAGAAAAGTCATAATCATATAAATAAGAAAAAGATCCATGACTCTTTGCTGAAGCTCCTATTTCTAAATCTAAACAACCTGTATGAAAAAAAGCGGCTGTAGTTGTATTCAAGACTTCGTAGCCATTATTTCTTAAGCGTAAATTATTTGTTGTATTATTTTTTAGAATTGATATTATATTTTTTCTTCCGACCATCTTCGCTGAAGAATAAGAAGAATTCTCTGTTGGAACCGGACTTATTGAAACGTTACCTGTTCCATCGATTATAAATTGTTGTGAAGAATTCGATCCGTTATTTCCATAAATACTCAAATAACCGCTTGAATTATTTGCGTTATTAAAATCTGTATCAATTATTGTAGAATAATTAGCAAAAGCTGAATATTGATTTGTAGAAGATGAATTCTTCAAAGAATCAAATGAAAAAACAAGAAACCAACATCTATCTATCCCAGTTGTTGTTCCTGTCTGAACTCCAGTAAAGTCTGATAAATATAATTGATTATAAGTAAGCGGATTTGATGTTCCTCTAAATGCTAATTCTTTCGAAAAGATATCAAAAGTCGGGCACTCAATAGAAGTAGGATTCGATAAATTTTGAGTTTTAAATCCGGGGGCTGAATTGTACCACGTAGAAACTTTTCCAGAAACGTTGTAAACTAAATTATTTTCATCATCTAAATTGAACCACGCAAATAAACCACTCGCGTCTGTAGGATAAACAGAGTTTCCGGTATAATATTGATAATCAACCAAGTCATATTTGCTATATGAATTGCCTGTATAAAAATCTTTTATACCTGTTACGCTCAGTTGTGTGTTTATAAATTTCATTACCAATTTAATTCTTGTATTCTATTTGCTAAAATTGAGCAATATAAATAATAACCACTTGCGTTTAAATGGGTATTGTCTGAAGCTAAAACAGGTGGAATATTACCACTTGTATAAACAGCTCCTTCATCGTCGGCTGTCCAAGTCATCGAATTGGCGTTTACGAAATCTTTTGCTCCAGTTAAAAATAAAGACCTCGCATCAAACCAATATTCAGGAAATTCATCGCTGATTTCTTCGTTTTGCAATCTCCAATAATTATTCGATAGATAATAACTATAACCAGTCTGACCAAACATCGGCAATATAAGAACTTTTTTCTCTTCGACTGGTAAAGAGTTTATCATTCCTCTTATTATTTCTTTATTTTCTAAATTAATAGATCCACTTCCATTTGTGCCTAACCAAAAAATAGAAGTATATTTATTTAAATTTTCGTTTGTTAATGAATCTATATAATATGGAGATATTCTTACTGGATTTGTAACCGAAACCTGTGAACCAGCAGAACTTCTTGCAAAAGTATAAGTTGGAGTAGTGGATGTTCTTGTTAAAGTGCCAATAACATTATTTATCTGAACTGGAATATCAGAAATTCCAGCTAAGAAATAATTAGATCCTTCAAATGTTGGATAAGAAATAGTTACTGCAACAGATGAAGTATCTGCTGGTATAATATTTGACGCTATTGTACCACTAACAGCAACGCCACCTTGTCGCGTTCCAATTCCTAAAGCTGTTTCTCCATTAACTCCTTTATTAACAGTTCTTCTATCAATATTTAAATTTGACAAAGCTGTTGTCATCGAATTATTACTAAACATGAGATTCACCATTGAATCTCCCCACATCGCTATATAAGATAAAGATTCAGAA